CTATTTTTTCCCTGAAAATTTTGAAACCCCTTTGTATGTGAACAAGAACCCAATCAAAACCTTAATGACTTCCGAAAAATCGGGATTGATAGGTATAATTGGAAGCTCCTGCCCCAGTTGTGCGTGAATAAAATCAGATCCAAAAATCAATATATGCATTAGAAAATAAGAAGCAAGCCCGGCAGGAATAATCCAATCCCGAATTACAGTGCCGAGTGACTTTACATACTCTGTTTTTACTTTTAATTCTTCCACTTCCATTTTTGCTAATTCTACTTCAAGTTGTTGTCGTTGGTCCGCAGATATTGGGATTCTTTTTTCTATAACATCTAGTAATTTATCAATTACTTTTTTCCCAATTGTGCTGCCCATTATTGTTCCTAGTGTTACACTCATATTTCGACCTCCTCAATAAATTTTTTCAATGTTTTTCTCATTTCTTCAACCGGAATACAATCTTTTTCATTGGAACCGAAAAAGGGCTCTATCAGTAGATAGTGCCCTTTGCTGTTACATATCCCGTAAGCTCCGTTTCTTTCCCGTTCGTGAGAAACTTCTATAATTCCTCTATTTCTATGCCCTTTGTCTACTAGTCTGTCTAACAAGTTCTGTGCCAACATTTTAGTTTTTTTGTTGCCTTTATAGACTAAAACTTCCGCTCCGCTTGCGTTCGAGATAGCACTATTAAAGTGCAACTCAATAGCGACATCATAGGTTAACTGTTCTAATCTACTAAGCATTTCTCTCATTTCCAAGCCATAGCCTCGATTTGGATTTCTCCGGAGAATCGGAACATCTAATCCTTTCACGACCTCGCTCCAATAATCATACTCCGACATTTTGAGATAAGGGGAGTATGCTCCTTTATCTCTCGCATTGTGTCCTATTATCAGTACTGTTTTCATTTCTTACCTCCTTAATGCCTGTAATTTTGGAACTTGGAACTCTTGGATTTTTTGCAAATACTCTTCTTTTGTCACCAGCTTTGGCTCTTCTAATGTTTTAAAATAGTTTTCCGATTTGTAAATACCATCTAGGAACGTTTTCCCAAAGGTCGCAAACATCATCAAGCTTTCTAAGTTCATAGTGTGGTGGAAGTTGTCTTCAAAATACCAATCCGTGGTTTGCTCCTGCCCTACTAATTTCGCAGCAATCAAGAAAGACATTGTTGTCCCCATATACGTGATATCTTTCTCTCGGCAACGTTGTCTGTGCTTTACGCCATCAACTTCATAATCAAAGCCGTATTCCAATATCTCTGCCTTAATCTCATCGATCTTCTTCTGGCAGAACTTTTGGAATCCCTCTTTGTCTACTACTTGCCATTGTCCGTCTATTTTTTTATGAAATGGGCTCGGCTTTTCTGACTTAGAATACAACACGTCATTTTCGGTATCATATTCCCAATCGCTTGGAATATTTTCTCCTTCATATTCCACTAATTCCCCAAAGTTTCTAATATCTTTATAGTTTGGTATCTTGGATTGTATCTGCATATACACTGTTGCATTTCCGTGTATCAATTCTTCTCTTCCTAAATAATAAAACATTTTTAACCTCCTAATCTATTTCCATTGCAATATAACTTACTTCTCCGGTTCCAGTCACATCTCCAAGTGTTGAAGTAGAAGCACTTGCTGTAATTGACATTCCCGTAAAATATCCCATTGTAAGTGTTCTTAACGTTCCTCTGAATTTTCCGTAATAATATTTTCCCAAAGTATCTTTCTCATATCTTGAGTAAAATTCTATATTTACATCTAAATTTGGCTGTAAAATAGTAATCTTTAATTGATATTTAACATTTGTTCTAGCAGAATATTTTTTTAAAATATTAAAAGCTTTTGAAAAATTTATTTCACTCCACTCTACTTTAAATAAATTTCTACGATCTGCCTCTTCTTTATACATCCAACAATTTAAAGTATATGTTTGTTGATATAAACTAACTTGTTGTGAACCATCAACACGAATAATCTCTACTTTAAATTGAGGTGCTCTTAAAACTTCGTATTTTGTTTTGTCATTTTTCCCTTTGTGTTTCGTTCCCCATTCTGTTGCAGTAAACGTTTCATTTAATCCAATGATTTTTCCCTCAAGCTTATGTAAAGTGCTAACCATTGCATTATTCATACTCCAATTAGTCCCAACAACTTTGATTGGAGTTTCTTCTACCCAATATTCGTTGCTTCCACCAATAAAAAATCGATACTGTGTTCCTACTATATGTTCTGCATAACAAAATACACTTGCCATATTTTTTCCAAAATGAGCAGATTTGATAGAAGTATGTACAATCATAGGTTGCTTAAATCCTTCAAAATTGATAACTGCTTTTCCTTTACTGTCTGTTGCAATAGTTCCGTGTCTGATATTTTTAATTCTCGTCAATCGTTTTCCATCTCGATGGAAGTCAATTGCACCATTTGCTATTGTGATCACTTCATTAGTTCCTCTTGAAATAAATCTAGCAGAGCCATCAAAATTTGTTCTACCTGTAATAGTAAAATCTCCTGTTTCCAAAGCTCCTTGCACTGTGTTAGCATAGTTATATGCGTTTATTGCTTTTTCTTTAGAAGATAATTCTTTAATCGTGCTTGCTGCGCCAGTAGAATCATAATTTCCTGGTTTCCCAACTTCTTGCTCTGAATATGCAGAATAATAAGGAGGATTATCATATCCTTGTAAAAGAACTGTAGCTTTTAACACTTTATTTATCTCTATATCATCCACATAAGCATGATAAACAGCCCCGCCACCTCTAAGCCACACTAATACTCCAGCTAAATGGGGTATGTAAATCTTACTCGCTATCGTTGTATATGTTTCATTAAATTTATGAACTATAATTTCATTATTATTGCCATCCCAGTTTGACCCAAATGTTGTTGTCATTTCTATTTGTAATGCTCCGGGATGAGTAGGCTGCGAAGGATTCCAAATGTTACCGGGAGCTTTCTCATGATAGTTTCTGTAGACTATAAATCTACAGATTCTTCTTATTTCAGAAGTGAAAAATACAGGATAGTATGTATTTCCATCTCCAGCAACTTCAAAAGTGAGTTGTTTTCCTAACCCACTTAATGTTTCTGAAATTTCTTTCCCGTTTACGATTTGCTTTACTTGTCCATTTTTAAATTCAATTCTACTTGGACTTGCTTCATCTCCAAGTGCGAAAATTACATCTTTCCATTTCTCATCTTTAACATCTGTTACTCCTAACAGTATTTGAGAATTTACTTGGCTGGGATTTGCCGGGTCTTTGATGTTCAATGCAACCCGGTTATTTGGATTTTCAGCCTCGAATTGACCTAATTTATCGAATGTTACATGAGCAAGTTCTCCATTTAAGCTTCCAAACTTCTCTCCCTCATTTAACAAATACGCTCCCACTTTATCTGCGGTTCCTTGTAGTTTGATAACATTTCCGTCCAAGCTGTTATACATCTTCATAGACGGAAGTATTTTTTTTTCTGAAATTGGATTCCAAGTATTGTTGTAATATTTTTTCCAAACATTTGTCTTTGGGTTTAACCAAATATCGTTCTCCTGCACATCTTCCTGAGGTTCAGTCTCACTTTTAAATAATCGGGAATGAATATCCCTATCTAATGTTTTCAAGTCTTTTTTTGTCTCATCCACTTTTTTCTCGATAGAACTCAAATCCACATAGTTGCTATTGCCTTTTAAATTGTAAGAACTTGAATACGCAACATCCTGAATCGTGGATACATATGTCTCTGCTTCCACTTGCATTCGGTAATTGTTTGCTTCACAGAATACAGTAAATCCTGTGACTTGTATCGTGTCTTGTATTTCTTCAATTGCTAATGAATAAACTCCTGCAACCTCAATATCTTCTAAAGAAGAATAGAAAGAATATTTTTTACCCGGATAAATCTTGTTGGCATATTCTAACCTCGTAAAATACTCTGCAAACTGCTTTGTCTGAATGTACTTATTCTTAGAAACAAGAATAAAGTTCTCTTGATTCTTTGCCACAACTGCTTTATTCTTACAGTCAAACTCATTATTTTCGTACTTTACAAGCGGTACTCCTTTGATTTCAAAAGTGTCAATGTATAAAGCATAGGGATAAGGGTTGTAAAACTTTACAACTGCCTGTGTTTCTTTCCATTCCTCTTTCACGTAGTGCGTTCTCTCTCGCAGCTCAACTTCTATCTTAGATTCCGGGTCTGTTGAAGTGAAATAATATCCGTGTGCTTTCGTGAGAGTAGGGTTGGATACACTTGAGGTAATGTATTCAATTCTCATAGCATCCACATTGGATCCAACCTGAGTATTTTCTTTGACACTCACTTTCTTAGCGAGATTGAACACAACCTGATTTTCCAACTTCTCAAATCTATCATAAGATAGCCGTATCCCGTTGTAGTTTGTTGTTTTTTCGCTTTCTTCCATACTCGTCATAAGATTACTCCTGTGAAACGAGATAGAGGGGTCTATCGAGCGATTACGAGGTCGAAATACTAATTTTCCATTTTTTACATACAGAATTCCTCCGGTTGCATTCATAAACGTTTGCAGTTCATCAATCCAACGTGTGTCTTTCTCGAACAAAATAAAAGGAACTCTCAAGAATTGTCCTTTGTCATCTACCACATCTTGAAAGTCCCATTTATTTTCAAATCCTAATTCGGTTGCTATTTTATGAAGAATAGAATTATGTCTATCTCCAGTATTGCATAGATATAAATCATAATACACTTTTGTTTCTGCTACCTGCTTTTCAAAGAGAGTATCATAGGAATCTTTTACTGTTATGCTGTAAGTATCCACTCCGGTATAGCTTTTTGTATGCCGTACTACCTGCGCCTTTCCCTGAATTTTCAAAAATTCTTCTGCTTTTTTCCACACAATAACTTCTACCGTATCTCCAGACAAAATATCTGGAGATTCCAGTTGAAAACTTACCTCAAATGACGATATTTCATTGGTTCGTGGATATTTGATTTGCATAGAATCTATGATATTCTCTAATTTCTTATTTCTTGAAATATTCTTTACTCTTGCCCGCATATCATCCTCCTAATATTACCGGTTTTTTAGAAGCCAATTCCAGCCCGTCTGTTACAGCTTTATTGATTTTGCTTTCCAAGTCCTGTACGCCGTATACAATGTCATGGAAATGGTTCGTAACGTTAATTTCCATGTTGCTGGCTTTATCTTGATAGTAAGCATTTCCAAGTTTCTTTTCTTCCTTTGCAAGGTTACCGATAGCATCAAATCCCCCGAATCCATTCGCTTCCATCTCATATCCAAATTTTTTCATAATGTTTTCGGTCAAATTGAAAGCCTCTTTGAAATTTCCCGCTTTCTCCAACTTGCTTCGTAAATCTTCCGTATCGATAAATTTCTCTATCATACCTCGATATAAAGCAGACTCTGAAAACGCTTTTACCAAGCCATTTTTGGTACTATCATACAAAGACTTTCCTAGAGTTTCCGCAAAACTCTCATATTTATGAGTTTCTAATCCGGCAGACATTGCAGCGGAAAGGGAAGTGGTAAGGTCATTCAAACGATTATTAAAATCACTTTGAGGAAGTAACTTATTGATAATGGATAAATCCACCCCACTGTCAAGCAATTGTCTTTTAATCGTATCTAGCGACTTTTTGATTTCTTTTTCCGAAAGTTCCAAGTTTTTAAATTTTGCAAAATCAAAGTCGGATAATAGGTTTGAGAAGTCCAATTTCCCACTTTTCTTCACATCTAACAGTTTATCTGAGATCGTTTTAAACATTTCAGACATGTAAGAATCAATATCACTAAATGCGACATCATATGCTACAGAACTTGCATTTTTGTATATTTTCTCAAAATAGCTCTTAGCAGCAGTTAAGAATCCGCCATTCCCAGTAGCCAATCCCTCAATCGCATTGCTTCTTACATCCAGCATAGAAGTGACAAGAACTTGATTATTCTTTGCCATTTCCTTGATAGTTTCGGTATATTTTTCTCCTTCCAAGCCAAGCTCTTTGAATTGTTCCGTATATTCTTTTATCAATTCTTTTTCCGTTCGAAATTCCATTCCTGCAAAACTTTCTAGCGTAGATCCTCGGAACAAATCATTTTTTTCTTTTTCCAAAAACTCTAATTGCTTTGTAAACTCATGAACTTGCTTCTTCCATTCCTCGATAGATGATTCTGTCAGATTTCTTCCAGTTGCTCGTCTTAGAGTTTCGTGATTGACCTTATCTAACACTTTATCCAGTTGCTTCATCTCGGCATCCGTAAAGGCATCCAGTTCAGTCTTATCAAAGCCTAGATATTTTAAGAGTTCCGCTTCCGAAATATCAACTTTCGTATAAGTAGATTTTCGTTTTTTTCGGAAATGTTTCCTGTAACTTGCACTTCCTTTTTCCAAAGCTGCTATATCTGCAAAATGTTTTCCTGCTATCATGGAATCATGCATCAGGTCAAAGTTTCGTTGCCCACCTGCGATATACTTTAGCGTCGGATTTTTAGAAATATCTACTAGCACCCTGTCCGCAAATGTTTTGATTCTTTCACTGTATTTTTCGATAGCTTGCGTCAACTGTTGTAGTGCCGATATTTGTTTTTTGTAAGCTTCTTCATTTTCTTTGTTCTGTGCATCAATCTTGGCTGCTTTTTTCTTTCCTTTTCGCCCTAAGAATGAACCTACAGTAGCAGCAATTCCAATTCCGGCTGCAGCAATTCCGGCTGCAGCCCCTAAAGAAGCCATTCCGGCGGAAACAGAACCACTTGCACTAAACATTCCTGTGATAGAAGACAGACCGCCCCAATCTTTCATAGCACTCCCAATGCTAGCAGCACTTCCCAAGATATTCGCAAATCCTCCAATTGTTTTACTCCCTGTTGCACTTGCTAATTGAGAAAAACCATTTGCAGCAGTGTTCAAAGCGTTGATGGTTACATTTAATTTATCGTTATACTCTTGTTTTTTCCTTATTTCCTCGTTTTGTAACTTTTCATTTGTTTCGTAAAAATCTTTTTGCTTTTCTAAATCCGTAATAGCATCCGCATATCTATCCTCATCTAATTCTCTCAGAGCTTGAATTGCTGCCTTAGTATTTTCAATTTCTTTACTTAACCTTTTTGATGAATCGGTTTCTTTTGCATTTTTTTCTGACTTACTACGAAAGTTTTTTAAAATGTTTTGTGCTTCCATGTCATTCAATTTATTCTTAGTATCTTGAAATGATTTAGAAAAAGAAGAAGTTAATGATTCCGAACCTAATTCTATAGCTCTTTGGAGATTGCTTTTGAACATATCTAGGTAGTTTTCCAGCTTTTCTTTTTTAGAAATCCCTATAATATCCCAAAATTTCGGCAAGTCTTTCATTTCTTTTTTATAAGTTTTTATAAACTCTTGTAATTCATCTCTATCTGCTTTAGATTTGGATCCTTTTTTATCTGCTTTATCATATCCAGGTGCCAAAATAACATTTTTTTCTTCTGTTGAAATTTCATTCTTTTCAGATGGTAGTTTATACTTCTCTCTTCCTGCTGCCAAAACTTTTTCATAGTATTCGTTTTTTGCTTTCTTCGCATTCCCAACTTTTTCATTGTAAATTCTCAAGTTTTCTTGTCTTCTTCTCTCACTCTCTGAAATTCTACCATCTCGGATATTATCGTTTATTTTTTTGAGAGTATACCCTACACCGGCTACTACACTACCTGTTAATAAAGCTACTGCTCCGGCACTACCACCTGCAAGCCAAGCGATGAATGATTTCCCTGTCATAATTGCCGTGGATACCGTTTGAATTGATTTTAATGCTTTATCAATCCCCCATAATGCCCCGGCAACAATGGCAATTTGTTTTCCGGTGTTTACAATCCTACCCACATTCTGCTCACTGAAAATCTTCTCCCAATTCACTTTAGATAGCCATTCCGTTAGTTTCTTTACTTGAGGGACTAAGGCTTTCCCTATTGCTAATGCACTTTCGTGAGCTTGGGCTTTTAATTTTTCAAAGGTTCTTTTCGCTCCCTTATCTAGTTCTTTCATAGCTTTATCTGCAGTTCCAGTTGCTGAATTCATAGCCTTTAAATCTTCTGTGAATTTCTTCAGATTTGCTCCCGCTAAATTCATAAAAGCAGTCCCAGCACGAATATTTCCAAAAATATTTGCTAAAGAAATTCCCGTTTTCTTAGAGTATTCATCTAACATTTGAATGGCTTCCACTAAACTGTGATTATTCATAAACTTATCAAATGCTTCCCCTGTTGCCTTTTGAAAATGTTTAGCTGCTTGAGAACCATCTTGCATCAATTCTAATATGGCTCCTTTTAACCCGGTGACTGCCTCTGCAGTACCTACTTTATTAGATGTAATGGTTGCCATAGCTGCAGCTATATCTTTAAAACCGACATTCGCGTTATAAGCAACTGATGTTACTTCTGATAAGCTACCTTGTAATTCATTGATGGTAGTAACCCCTCTATTTTGAACAGTCATCAAAATATCAGCTACACTAGCTGCATCTTTTGCTTCCATTTTATATCCGTTCATAACTGCCACTAATCCGTTCATAGCACTGGCGTAATCTGTAAATCCAGCAATACTTAATTTAGCCGTAGTATCTAAAATTTGTGCAGATTCTTTGACATCTCCCATAGAGGATACCAATTGATAATTCCCTTCTGCTACCTCTGCTGTACTTAATCCATATCTTTTTGCTAAATTTCTAACATCTGCCTCTATATCTTCAAATGATTTTTTAGAGATAGTCCTAACTTTCAAAATTCCTGATTCGAAATCTGCATATTTTTTAATAGCAACCGTAGCTGCTCCAGTTAATCCCACAAGAGCATATTTTCCAGCTTTAGCAAGAGGTTGAGTTACCGTTCGGATTTTTGAAATTTTTTGATTTAGTAGTTCTAACTTTTGTAATGTTTTTTCTGCTTCTACTCCTACTTTTTTAGGAAATTTTGCGATTTCATCTCCGACTTTTACAGAAACCTTCCCAATATCTCCGATACATTTCTCTACTCTTTTTATTTTTGCCTCAGTATCTCCAGTTTCGGTATCGAATTCTATTCCCACAGATAAAGCCGCTTCGCTGTCTATCATCATCTCACCTCCTTCTATTTTTTCAAGTTATTAAAAATATTACAAATCAAATTAACATCTTCTAACCATTCCCATTCTTGATCGTCCAATCCTCCGGAAGAATGTAAAAAGGCTATCTCATATCTTCCAGATAGCCCCTCTACTCTTAAATATTTTCTCAAGAAATTGATTCTTTCCCAAATAAAATCCAGTCCTTTATTCATTGGCAACATAAAATCAAGCTCTGTATTTTTAGACATAGCATTTATGACACGGAAGAATCGCTCTCTTTTTTCTCCTTTTCTTCTGACTTCACTTCTTCCTCTAAAAAACCCAATGATTTTAAAACAGTTTCAGTAGTTTCCTTTAATAATTCATGATCGTAAAATTTAGTGTCTAATACTTCAATCAAAGAAGAAACTTTGTCATTTTTGGGAGTAATATCTTCTCCATCTTGTACTATTTTTTCCACTACTTTTGATAGTAAATATAAATTAGGATTGCTTTCATACTCATTCAAATATTTCATATCCATATATGCCTCTCCATTAGCGTTATATTGCAATTTCGGAGTTTGCATAAATAAAAATCTATCCCTAACTCCTGCTGTAATTCTATCTTTCACTTCAATATATGTATTTTCATTTGTTTTGGATTTTATAATCATATGTGTAGCCTCCTATACTTCTTTAAATGTGAATTTTAAATGCGAGTTATCTGTATTATTTGCAGAACATAACAATTCAATATTATGAGTTCCTGCTCCTTTATAATCTCCTCTTTGATTCGAGTTTATAAACATCTTAATCAAGTTAATAATAACCGTGTCTTCTTCTCCCGGTTTCCCTAATTTAATTGTCCCTGCAACAGAAGTTCCTGCAATCATTTTACTTTTCATATCTTTAAATTGAGTAGTATTGTATTCATTTTTTTGAATTGATACTTTTGTTTCTTGAGGTTGCGTTCTTCTAAATTTCACATTGTAAAGACTATTTAAAGAACCCTTTGCTTCAACTCCGTTACTAATCTCAATATCAACTCCCTCAATATCTGCAGATACGTCCGTAGAGGCTAGATTGATATTACTAAATAATGCCCGTAAACTATCCCCTGCAGGTTTTGTTCCTGTCATCTTACCTGTTCCAATCTCATATGTTTTTCCCACAATATCGATAGAGCCAGTTATAAATCCGCCTAAAGCAATATTTAATTTCATATTACTAACCATACAATCCGCATACTCCCACTTTTCATTACTACTTTCATCCGCTAATACTATCGTATAAAATGCAGGATCGTTTGTAGACATTTTATAATCTGCTCCTACTTTAGCGTATGAAATAGCTGGCATTAGCATTTCTAATATCTCTTTTGAAAATTCAATAGGGATACTCCCTTGTAAATCAATTTTTCCTATTGTGGAATCTCCCTCTGCCTGTACATTCATAAATCGTTCTGATTTTAATGGAGAAATAGATTCCTCAACATTAAAATCAGTCGCTCCGGCATCTATTAGGTCTTTATTGTCACATTTTTGTTTTTCTGCTTTTTGTTTTCCCAAATAAACTTTAATGGTTGCCATTTCCAAACCTCCTATATAGTATTACTGTAAATGTAGAACGTACTTCCAAGAGCAACTGCTCCTGTATTTCCAATACTACGGTCTTACATCTAGGTATATTTAAAATTTCATTTTGAGTTTTTATATTTCGATAGAACCACTCTATAAATTCAAAGCCTTGTTTTGTATTTTCCACATAATCACTTTTGGTCATAAATCGAGAAATAGAAAACTCAATTCGTTTTGCTTTTGGATTTCCCAAATTATCAATTTCCCATTCCTCAGAAACAGGAGTTAACCGGACATCAGGATATATTTCTTCCTCATAGGGTTCTATTGAACATATAAGACTTTTTTCTATTTCAATCTGCTTTTTCATAGTATCTAAAAAGCTAATCATATGAAGGTCACACCCCCTCTCTTGGCTGGATTTTTCTTTTCATAAGTCTCATTAAAAGAGTTTATAATATTATGAAGCGTATGAAGCTTATCCTCTGCTATACTTTCATACTCTATTTTACTAAATAAAGTGTATTGCACGTGCAAATCAACACAAAGCTTCATCACTTCTTCTTCCACTTCGTCCACGATAAAGAAATGTTTTACATAAACCTTAGATTCTTTTTCTAACGATTTTAGATACTGTTGAAATTCATCCGGTTGTAGCCTCATTGCTACTTGTACTTTTTTTAATACAATTTCAGGTATATTCATCAATACCCACCTCTTCTTATCACGTTAAATCCATTCATTCTTAGAGCCTCATGCAAAAACCAACGTCCTTTTACTACTTTTTTTCTTTTTTTCCCTTTAGAATTATAAGCTCTTCCCATTCCTAATCTCGTTCTATGTCCATAATTGACATGTCCAGCATAAGATACAGAATTGTAAAGATACCCTCGTACTATTCTTCCAGAAATAGAAGCAGGGATTACTCCCCACCCTATTCTTAATCTTCCTCCGGTATAATTTTTTTTCGACTTTCCAACGGGGGTAAGTTGTATGACGTCCGCTTCTACACTTGCTATTTTTTCATTTGTAATATCAACTGCCATTTTTAAAAGAGCCTCTCGAATATGATTCTCTACATTAAAATGAATTCCTTTTCCCATTATACCTCACTTGCTTTTATTGTAGGCTTTTTCGTTGTTAAAAGTAAGATCTTAGTATCATTTTTAATGTATAATCCATAATGCTGGTCAATATTTACTTTTGTTAACTTATGGTCAATGTCTCTTTCTTTTTCTACCTGAGGGCTTCTTTTTAATAACAAAGCTACTGCTCCAGCTTCCACAATAGGATTTGTAATTTCTGCTCCTTTCACCAATCCCGGATTAGCAGTCACTGTTAATTGTACTCCACATAATTCTCCAACTGTTCCGGACATAAGAATAGGCTTTCCAGCCATATCTTTTAAAGCTAAGAAATTTTTATCTTTTCTAAGCTGAGCGTATTGGTCCGGAGTAATAAACATTACTCTAGGAATATCTATTTTTTCTCCAAATGTAGTCAAAGCATCCGCCAATACTTCATAAGATAATTCTTCTGATTTACGATTGTATTTTAGCTTTGCTTTTTTAATTTCCTCTAACACATCTGCATCTATTTTTCTAGCAATAGACACTGCTAATTGAGAAGTTCCTTCTCCCAATGGATCTCCAAATCCGGATAATAATGCTTCGTCTGAAAACTTGACCCCTTTTCCAACTTTTTTAATTGTCATAGTAGTTTTGGAAGTGGTTAGGTTTTCATATGGGATAGCACCTAATTCTGCAACATCTTCTGCAGCTCCAATCAATCCCCATTTAGGTACGGTCACAGTATTTCCCGGAATTCCTTGTAATTTTGTATCTGTACTTAATAAAGGTCCAAATACTAATTTATGAGGCAATTCCTGTCTTACCATATCTTCCATTACTTCCGGAATTATCATGTGTGTTAATTTTGTTTCATTTGCCATAAATATCTACTCTCCTTTTGTCAATTCTTGATATAGTGCAAAATCTTTTTGATACAATTCCGCTCTTTCTGTAAAACTCATCTTACCGAACTGTTCTTTGGTAATTCCTGTAAAAGTTTTTTCTGTTTGAGGCTTTCCACCAACCTTTTTCTCAGCCAATTTTGTAATTTTATCTGTTAAATCTTTTGCACTTTTTAAAATGTCTTCTTCTGTTTCTCCTGTCACATATTGCCATAAATCCACATCAAGTTCTGATTTTTTTAATATTTCTGTCTTGAAAAAATCTTTTTGAAATTTTGTCAACTCTGCAATTTTGGTATCCGTTTCAAGTTTATACTTTGCAAATTCTCCACTGACATTGGCTTTTTCTTTACTTGCTTTTGTTCTTACTTTATCTGCCTCCGATTGCACCAAATCCAATACTGCTTTACTTTTCAAAATTTCTGTCATTAACTTTTCATTTCCCAAAACGTCATCTACTGTAATTTCAGTTGCCGTTGTTTGAACAACTTCCCCTGTTTTTGTTGTTTCTTCTGCCATTGTTACCTCCTGTTACAAAAATAAAAAAAGAGTTCCCCTATTTCTAGTTTCCCTCTATGCCGATACTTCCCTATTTTTTAAATCCTTTTCTCGCTTCTTTTACGATGTCTTTTGGCTTTGTAAGTCTGTATTTTACACGACCGTATATGTAAACACATAATACGATCGCTGCGACTCCTAAGAAGCAATATCCTGCTACCGTCATATCTTTCACCTCGCTTTCCTGTTTTTAAGTATTAAAAAAAGCACTTAATCAACACTAAGTGCTTTTATCTTTGTAATTACTTGAAATATAGAACTGCCCTGAAAGTTTAGGTGAGTTAAATTTCTTCACATAATCATCAATTTTATTCAATAAATTATCGTGTCTTATTCCTAGCTCCACAGCTACCCGATTACTAGAAACTACTAAAATCCCATCTTTGTTTTCTACTTTTACTAATACATTTTCCATATTTTGCCTCCTTTTGGACATAAAAAAAGAGAGGCTGTAATACCTCTCTTCGTGTAAACTATTCAAATATGCTGTCGATAATGTCTTTGCCTGCTTGCGGCAAAGAAAGATAGCTTTCGGAGTTTTTCATCCTCTCCTCTACTTCTCTTTTGTGTTTTAATCCTTTCCGATTTAAATCTTCTCGCAAAGCTAAACATTTCATAGTGCAGTCAAATGCTCTAAAAAACTTTTTTCCCAATAATTCTCTGCTAAGGTGTTCAGCAATGTAATCTCTCAGTTGGGCATCACCAATATACGGCAATGTTTTTACCACAACTTCTGCTTTTCGAACATCAATTTCTTCTTTACTGTCCACTTTATCAAAGTTTGCTCTTATCACGGGAACCTTAGGTGTTTTATCCTCTAATCTGTTATCTACCCGGAAATAATTATTGATAAAATCTTTGTATTTTTCATAGATGCCATATTTCTTACAAATTGCAATGACTGTTTCTTTGAAAAGAATACTAATCGCATTTACACTTTGATTATATCTTCTCGGATTTTCTTTTCGAAATTCCATTAGCTTCTCATATCGTAATGTAACTTTATCATGTTTTGTTAAGAAATGTAAATTGTCAGAAGTCATGTTGATATATCTAGCTAGTTGCACAAGCTCAATCACAGGTTGTCCTTTCCAAGTGGTTCGGATAACATCTTTTTCTTGAAAATCTAACTTTGTTTGTTCTTGTCTTGGCTTTTTTAGGGCTTGTTCCATTCGATTGAACTCATTGATGTATGCCATTTTTTCCTCATACAAACCTTGAACATTGAACAAATATAATATAACACCGTCTTTAAGTAATAAATATTCCTTATTCTTTTTCCCGTTACTTGCGATATATTCAGACTTTATGAATAGCCCACAGATTTGTGGTGTACTCTTTGTTAGGATTTTCTCTATATCTCTTAGAACAGTATCATGTCTTCTTTTAACTACAACTGACACATTTCTACTCGATACTACAAACCCATACTTTTGATTTCTTTCTACTTTTACTAAATTGTTCATTTTTTTCCTCCTTGTTTTTAAGGGGAAAATATAGTACAATATACTTGCAACGGTAGTCTTGTACTACTTGTCCCCACATTTTGTCTATACGATAAGAGTGGGGACTTTTTATTTCTTTTTGATAGATATTTCTTTTTTTTCTTTATTATAACTCATTTCAATTTCATTATTATCTTTCGTTATACCCATATCGGATACCCATTCCGTATTTAATACTATTCTAGGAACATAATTACCAGCACCCCCTTTATTGAAGTTTACTTTTTTTATGACTTTTTCTTTCATCCCTTTCACTCCTTACGTACGTTATATTCTTATATTATCACAACGTACGTTTAAAGTCAAGAGATTTTTTTAACTTAAAAACCCTAGCATTTACTAGGGTTTAATTGCTTTGTTCGCAACTTTGTTAATCGACAATTTGTAAATATAAATTCTTTTTATAAGCTGTTAATATGTTTTTTATGATGTATTTTTCGTTTGAATTCAGATAAAAATCACGGTCATACTTTCCAGAAAATCTTACTTTTGCAGTGTTACTATTAGCAACTTTTAAGAAAAAATCCATATCATCTTCGCCAATAGCGACGTCATATTCTTCGTACACTCTCCCAAAAAATCCTCCTTTTACAACCTCACGCTTTGCCTTATAAACGTTAAGCTGAAATTCCTTTCTTTCTCCATCCGCTAAAATTATCACCTTATCAAAAAAAATCCAATCATCTCCGTAATACCTCAAGACAAGTCTTACATTATCGGCATATTCTCCTAGTCTTCCATATTGAGATCCGTATAAAAAAACTCTTGTCACTGATATTTCTGTTTCTTTAGAAAATTTTTCCCCGTCTATATTTTTTGATTCAAACCAAGTAATGTTGTTGAATTCGTCATATTCTTTTTCAATGTTTTGCATCGCTTCTTTAAAGTTATTTTCAATTTTTTGCATTTTTTCTTGTTTTTCTTTGAATTCACGCTCTTTGTTTATTTTCCTGATTTCTTCATTTTTTATTTCAATCTCTATGTTTTCCCTTATGTCTTTCAAGGTTTCATTTTCCTTTGATTGTGGGTGGTTTTTTTGCAGTTCATCAATCATAGATAAAGCTTTTTCATATTCTCTACTTTTATATGTTTTATCTATCTTAGAAATAATTTTTGCTATTTCTACATCTTCTTGCATTTTACAAGCCGTGAATAAAAACAGAAAAACAAAAATGGGATACATCCATTTTTTCAC